GATGCCTCGACGTCATCATCGCCCTCTGCAACATCTTCAACTGCTTCGCTCTCAACGTCTTGAGTTGGCGTTTCAGCTGCTTCCACTGCTTCGCTTTGATTTTCTTCACTTGGCGCTGGGGCCAACATTGCCTCTACGGCATTTTCTAGGCTAGTCGCTTCCACGGTGCTAGTTCCTTTGTTTGCGATCTAAAATGACCTCTGCTGCAATCGCAGCGTCGAGTGCGTCACCGATCTTGTTTAACGCACGCAGTATTGCGTGCGCTTCCTCGCGCATCTCTATGTCAGAGGCTGCGCTGTTGGCGAAGAGGCGCATTTGCTCTTCACGAACGTCGTCCACGAACGTCTGAAACGCCGTGTCATTCTTTAGCCGCTTTGCGTCATCGGCTTGTATGCGGATGTCGGCGCTCACTGCTGCACGCCCTGTGCCATGCCGCCGATCATGCGAACTTTATCCTGCTCTGCCTTGATGCGAGCCGTGTCCACTGCGGTTCCGTATTGGCCATATATTTTAGCAGCATCCACCATCAGATCCTGAGCCATCTGGTCACGCTTCAGATCATCATCTGCCGCTGCCTTCTGCGCATCAAGCTGCAATTTCATCATGTCAGACTGCATCTTGCTCTGCGCCTTCATCTGCTCAGCCTGCAAGAACGCGGCGTTTGGATCTTGCGCCTGACCCTGCTGCGCCATCATTGCCTGCTGTTGCTGCTGCATCTGTAGCATCTGCATTTCGATTTCCGGCGTAATCGGCGCGAAATACCGATCAGCATTGCGCACGCCTGACAGCGCCAAACTGTCGGCAAGCGTGTTGCGGATATTGGTCAAGCTCACCAAGCCGTTCATTGGGCCATATTGCTGGTAAACCATCTGCTGCATTTGCAACGCCTGTTGCAGCGCCATCTGCTTTTCTTCTTCGCGGCCAGTGCCAAGCCCGACGTTGATGCTGATGTCCATTGACGTATCCCAGACGCGTGGATCGACGGGGATAAACTGCCCGTTCATCCGCATCATCTTTTCTTCGTCCATGTTCTTATTCATCAGGCGCAGCATGACGCCAAACAGGTCACGCAGGCCGTCAGCCAAGTTACGCACCATCACCTCTGTCTGGCCCGCAGCTGCCTGCACAGACGCTTGAACAGCTGCTTTTGTGGTAGACTGCAATGCGTCAGGATTCAGCCCCACAGAAGCGCTTGTAACGCCTGTCTTCTGTTCTGTGAGCTGATCCATATATGCCAGCGCAGATAGCGTCTGACCGGCAACAAATGGCACGCTCAGATCCTGCACAGATCCGGCTTGGCGCATCCGCACAAGTGACCCGATTTCGTTATTTAGCACATCGTCAATATTTACTGCGCCGTCCACAATCCCAATGCGCGGATTGTTTGTCATCGCCACGTTATCCAAGATGCCGCGCAGAATAGACGTCGCTGCGTCTTGATCGTTTTCTACTAGCTCAGAAAGGCTGTGGCCGTACCAGCTGTGTGGCTCTGGGTCGATCTCAAATTTAGCAAACGGGATCTCGTCGCACGGCATGAAGTCTAGCAGCTCGTATGATGTGCCGCCGCAGAGAAACTTGTACAGCACCGGCACGCCTGTACCGTCCACATCCATACGCATGTAGGCTTCTGTGATGCCAACCAGCTTCATGGCTGGATCTAGCTCGTCTTCGTCCGACAAGTCTTCCTCGTAGCCTTGGCGCTCAAGCACCTCTGCGCCGGTCATGTCGTTTGTGCCGTCAAACGGCGTTAAATTTGATATGACGTCAAAGTCAAAGCCCATCTCGACCAGATCGCCAACGCGCATATCTGTGCGGTGCGCCACGACATATGCGTCATCAAATGAGCGGCAATCGCGGTTCACGAAGAATTCTTCCGGCGGGATGCTTTCTATGCGCAGCTCGCCCTTCATTTCTGTGCGGCTAATCTTGACCGAATGGACAGGAAGCTCGATCTGCATGCCCATCTGATCCATCTCGATAGACATTTCCATCGTATGTTCAATCACTTCCACGTCATCTTCTTGGATCAGAAACGTGTATTCGTCATCAGACAAGTCGGTGTAGGTGTATATCTCAGCTACTGGGTAGTCGTGCCAATATGCCTTCACGATGCCCTGCTTCTTGACCATAGCGTCTTGAAAGGCGTCGTTTAGCACGCGGTATCCGTTTAGGCGCGTAAACTCATGCTGGATGAAGCTGGTGGCCTGTTCTGCCAACGCAACGTCTTCTGGGCCTTTCGGGATAAACTCAACCGGCCTCGCGGTGGACATGAATATACGCATCAGGCTTGGCTTTACGGAGCGTATCGTGTCACGCACCTTCGTTGACACAACCTTGCTGCGCCCGTCTTCATGGCCAATATCAACCTCGCCGTCGTAGTAGCGCTGCGCCTTGATGCGGTCTTGGCTGATTTCGCTTTCAACGAAATCAACGGCATCGCTGATCGCATTCTGAACAATGCTTTCTATCTCGCGGCGATCTTTTGGTTGTGGTTGCATGTTATTCTCCGCGTGTTGCGCCGTAAGTTGTTAGGCCGAATGTGGTTAAGGCGTCAATTACTTGCTGCGCGCGTGTCGGGTCTTGAAGCCGTTTAGCTTCTTGTAACAGAACAGGCACTATTATGTCACGATCTGCGCCCTGCATCGACAGTAATTCACCAATCTCGCGGTTTAGGTTTGACCGCTTGGCCCCGTAAAGAACCTCGTCGATCATGCGGTTCACAGGATCAGCGAACATTCCCTGATAAGCGCGCGCGATGGGTGACGGCTTTCGCATGCTGTCTGGCTCTCTGATGTCGGCCAAACTTTCTGCGGCCTCCTCGCGGAACGCAGTCTGCGATCCGGCCAAAACATCGCCACGCGTGCCGGAAAACTCTTTTTCGGCAAACAGCCTCTGCGTGACCGCATCCGCGTCCGGCTTGCCAAGCAAAAGCTGCAACTTCTCGCGGTTCCAAGACTTGTCAAATTGCTGCCACGCGGATGCCGCGTCGCTTCTTGATGTACCCATAAGGGCGGCAATGTATTCTCTCGCGCCTTTCACATATGCGTCGCGCTCAAGTGGCTTCATCTTATCGAGCATTGCCTTCAAGTCTTCTGGCGACAACGCAGATGTCGGGCCGCCAGCGAACACAGAACGCCCATTATCCACCGCACGCTCGATCTGTGAACTTTCGGCGTATCCGGCGCGCGCTGTGGCGTAATTTGGTATTTCATCAAGGCGCTTGTCCATCTCGTCCAGTATGGGCATCAGCTGCCTGACTTTATTATTCTGCCCAGCTATTCTAGCAGACGTAATTGCGTCGCTCAAAGCGCTGCGGGCGTTGTGGAGTTTAGACGCCGAAACTGGCCCCTCCTTGCCCAGATCACGCAATACAGCGTTTAGACCGCTTCTGACGTTAGCCGCCGCATCGTCTGCCATCATAACCAAGCCAGAGCGCAACGCGCTGATATCAAACTCTGCGCCGCTCTGCATAGCCGCGTCATACATTGGCCCAAGCTCAGACGACTTGCGCATGGCCTGCGCTGCACGCTCTTCAGACGCTGCAATGGCGGGGCCGATACGCTCAGACATAACTTGCTCTACGCGCTCTCCTGCGCCGCCTGCGCGCTGCTCAAGCTGCCTGCGCAATACGTCTGCGCCCTCGCCCTGCATTGTGGCCAATCCCTGCGCCATGCTGCGCGGCGATCCTGCAATGTCTGCGACTGTTCCCTCTGGGCCAAGTGAGCGCAAATACGCTTGAATATCTTGGCCCGCTACTTGTGGCCTCTGCATTGCTCGGCCAACTCTGCGCAGCGCAGCGCCGCTAAAGCCTTCTTTGCCGCCGCGTGCTATGTCTTGGATGCCTCTGGTGGTAGCGCCAGCTATACGCCCCGCGACTGGCGCAACACCGCCAAGCGTTGCACCCGTTGCTGCGGTAAACGGCGAAACTTCTTTCATGCGTGGCCCGAATCCACCCTCGCCGCCAGCAAACTCTGGAAGAGTTGCCGCTGTTGCGCCGGTGGCCGCACCAGAAATAACTTGTCCTGCCGTTCCTAAGTTTTTAGCCAGCCGTAAGCCCGTAGCAACTGGAAGTGTCGCGCCCGCAACGCCGCCTGAGGCTTCGCCTTTAGCAAACTGCTCTGGGGCCAGAAGCTGCGCCGCCTCGTCGCGCTGGCGAACAAGATCACGGTATTTCGCGTATGCCTTCTTTGCGCCCTCTATGTCGCCGCCTCTGAATAGATCATTTGCCGCTTGGTATGCACCGGCGATTTCGTCAGCCAAGTTTAAGCTAACACCCTTCTGGAAGCCGCGATATGTGGCGATGGTTTCAATTTCAGCCTGTTTTGCCGGTTTGCGTTTTTTGCGTGCAGCGTCCAGCGCCTTCTGGCCGTCTTCGCTTATCGTTCCGGCGGCCTCAAGCTTTTCCAATGCGGCGATTGCCGCTTGGACGTTAGAAGCTTCGGCGTATGTCATCTCAGCCATATTAATCTCCGCTCGGTAGGTTTAGCAGATCAAGCGCTTCGCGTTCTGTCATGTCCGGCGCGGGTATATCGGCGCCACTGCCGCCTAAAAAGCCTCTGACGCTTTCAAACGGATCTGGCAATGCTGCGATATCATCTTCCGCTTGCTGAATGCTATAGTTTGGATCGGTTAACGCTCTGGACGCTATTCTGCCAACTTTGGCATTGTGTTCAGTTATCGCCACCATGCTTTTCACGATAAGCTTGTTGCCGTTTGGCTGATTCTGGATGGCCGGCAGTGATGCCTTATATAGCGCCAAGTCTGCATCCGAAATAACGCCAGAACCGGCTGGCCTCTGCGCCGGAACAAGTTGGCTAATTATGGCTTCAGCGGCTGCCGCTGGGGCGCTTCTAAAGTCTACGCCAAAATACTGGTTTGCGCGTGACAAGAAGCCCGCGCTTAATCCGGTGCCACTTTCATCCAACAACTCGTCAAGAAGCTTAATGCGTCCAAGATTAGACGTCGCATCTCGCCCAGCCTGCGCCATCTCGGCAAAGTTTTTGGCCAACTCGGCTTGGCCTACCTTCAAAAATTCACTTTCACCGCCGCCAATCTGAACCATTGGCCCGCCGCCGATCTTATTGGCAGTGCCGTCTGGCTTTAAATTGTATAAGCCTTCAGCGATTTCAGCATTCGGATACATCTTGCGCAACTGCTCAGCGCTTACGATCTGACCTTTGCCTTTCGGCGTCTCCAGCGACTTGCTGACCAGCGCATTCATAATTTCTTTAGAGCCAACCGCCCCGCTCTCCACGGCATCAGCATAATCGTTGTACCCCATCCTGCGCAGATACTCGACCGTCTTGTTCTTCGTTGCAGCCGCCTGCCGCTGCGCGCCGCGCGCCCTGATTGCCTCGCCAGCACGCATCTCCGGCATGATGAGCGGATCGAGCGCCGCAGCAAACTGCTCCGCTCTGCTCAGGCCGGTTGTCGGGCTTTGCTTGCCAAGGTAATCCATGATGCCGCCTCTGCGCTGCTGCGGCGCTGCCGCTGCCTGCGGGCGATCCTGCCGAAGCGCCGACAGTGGCGCGCGTGGAGCTGCTTGTGGAGCCGTGCCGCTGGCCAGCATCTGCATGCGCAGCTCTTCTTCGCGCGCCCTATCCATTGGAGTTGCCATCGTGGTTTGCCCTTCTCCTAAAATCGTCTTCACATAGTTTTGCGTTTCCGCAATATTTGGCACCCTGCCAAGCTTAGCCACGCGCGTCGGGCCAGCGTTATACGCGGCCAGCGCAAGCTCTGGGCTGCCAAAGCGTTTAAGTTGCTGGCTAAAATACTTTGCAGCGCCTTCCAAGTTTTGCAGCGGATCTCTCGGGTCTACACCAAGCTCTTGCGCCGTGGCAGGCATAAGCTGGCCAAGGCCGATCGCGCCCTTCGGGCTTACGACATTCGGCCTAAAGCTGCTCTCCTGCTGTATGAGGCGCACAAACATGTCGGGGTCTATCCCGTATTTGCGTGCCGCATCTATGGCTGCTTGGCGGTAATCCATTTAACCAAACGCCCCCATGCCAGTCAGCGCTTGAAGGTAGCTGAACAGACCAGCCTGATTTGACGTGGTAGCCGATTGAGGCGCTGGCGCTTGCTGCAGCGCCGCCAATGGCGCTGAAAGCGCTGCCTGCGGTGCGCCGGTATAGCCTGCATATTGGCCCTTCGCCGCGTCGATCAGAGACTGCTGCAACATCTGCTGCATGAGGCCCTGCTGCATCTGCTGCTGCTGGATCGCTTGGCCGGTGCCAAATGCCTGCTGGCCCAATGCGCCAAGCTGCGATGCTGCGCCAAGGCGCGCCTGCCTGTCAGCCATCGCTTGCTGCATCGCCGTGTTGTATCCAGTCTGACGCTGCTGAGCTGCAATATCGCCTGCCATACGCCCGTATTCCCCAGCAGCAACACCCTCTGCAACGCCTTGGCGGGAGCCGCCAAACGCACGCGCTCTTGTTGCTTGAGCGCCAAGCTGGTTCATCGCCATCTCCTGCTGCCGAGCAATGTCCTGCTGTGTGCGATCAATTACGTTCTGCGTGTACGGGTTCATATACGCGCCAACTTGCAGCGGGCCTGTCATTGCCGCACGCGTGCCGCCAAGCGCTCCTTGCAATGCGCCAGCAGATGCTTGGTTTACGTTAAACCCAGCAGTCGGCGCTAACGGGGCCATGCCAGATGCAGGCGCTGCGCCCGCCATTGGAGCGACTACCTGACCGCCACCTTTTGAACCTTGTCCAGCCATTTCTGTCTCCTTTATCCGTTCTGCCTATCCCAATCCTGCTGCAATGAGCGGATATAGTCAGTTGCGTCTTTTTTATCTACATTGATGCCTAAGTTAGATTTGATCCAATCCTTTGCGGCGGTGGATGTTACGCTGGGCGGCCTTGGAGCAACAGCTAACTTTTGCGCAGTCTCAACAGCCTTCTTGGCGTCTGCTTGACCTTCCTTGTCAAACTGAGCGACAAACGCATCTGGGTCAGCCACTTTTAGCTTTTCCTGCTCAGTTAAAGCCGCTTCCCTTTGCGCTTCAACTGCGGCGCTTTCTTCTTGCGACCTGTCGATGGCTCTGAGCCTTTCTGCTTCCAGTCTGTCGGCATCACGCTGAGCAAATGTGCGCGGGTCGCCAATCATTGAAGCTATGCCGCTTTCTGCTGCGCCAAGGGCAGGCTCCAAAAGACCGCCAACGCCCCGTAATGCGGCACCAGTAACCCCGCCACTAGCAATAAATTCTCCAATATTAGACAATAGACCGCCGCCACTAACCTCGTCACCTGTGGGTGTTGATAACGGGCGAACTGCACCCGTTGGCATGGCCCCGTCCAATGCAACATATGAACCAGTTGGGGCGTCGTATCTCATGCTTGGCGGTGAAGCGCCCTGCATTTCGCCAAGAGTCGGGGTTTCAATCGGGTTGTTTACTCCCCCGACACTATAGCTTTCATCAAGGGGAAGCATGCCAATCAACGCCTCTTGAATGTCATTCATCTGCTGAGTAAATGCGCTTGCGGTGGACGTGTCGGTAATGCTCGCGGCTGGGTCTGTAATCAGAGTGGACGCTTGCGTGTTTGTGCTTCCTATAGGCGTATAGCCAATATCTTCTATAGCCGCGCTAATTGCGGGGTCTAATATGTAATCGTCAGGAACTTGCGGCGGCAAAAACGCATCTACACCAACCGCGTCAATTATTTCTGGTGTTATGCCAAGCCCAGTTGATTGACCTGTTGGGTCTTGTGCAGCTTGCTCTGCTTGGTAGTCGTAAACAGTTTCAAACGCGTCATCATATTGCGGATTCAGCGGATCAGTCGCTAGTATTTCCTGCGCTACCTGAACCTCTGGTGGTGTGGCGCTGAATATCGTTTCGTCAGGCTGAATAGCTAAGGCGGGGTCTGCTGGGGTATAAGGAGCAACAGGCGAAACTGGTGATACAATCGGCGCAACAGGTGATACAATCGGCGCAACGCCACCGCCACCGCTATCAACAGGTGCAACAGGTGATGTATAGTCATAATCAGCAGGCACACGCGATCCCACTTGGCCTGTTACGGGGTCAATGAAAAAGCTCTCAATGAATTGCGCTTGCGCCGGACGCTGCGCGGCAAGCTCGTCAACGGCTTGCTGGTACAGCGGGGCTGAGCTGTATCCACGCACACCACCAGCAAACTCTGTCGGCGCTGGCATGCCGCCCATGATGTCCGACCTAGACATCTGCGGCCCCACACCAAACGCTGACGCAACGTCGGCGGTCTGCTGGAAGCCTGCTTCTTGAAATGGCGTAAACGCGGCAACATCAGGCCCGTAATATGGCACATAGCCAATCTGGCTAATGTCTTCAGCCTTGGCCAAATTGCGACGTGCTGCTTCCTCAATGTATTCTGGGATTTCAACGCTTGACGTTGTTGATCCACCTTTGCCGCCTGACATTATTCAAACTCCTTCACATATGAGGCGTGCAGTGGCGTCCAGCCATGCGCCTTCAGTGGTTTCTTCCAGCCAAACCGGCCTGTCATAGTCAATGCAGAGCATCCTTGCGATTTCGCCCATGCTACCACATCTTCATGCATTTCTAAAATCTGATCCAACTCGCCGCCACCAAGAAACACGTTTAAAACTTTCTTCCTCGGATATACCACTATTTCGGTTACTATGCACCCCCTCGGCGTAGGCCAGAGCTGCATGCTACCTTTGTATATACCCTCTGCCACGTCGATGAAGTCATGCGTGCCGCCGGAATACTCCAAAGCGGCCTCAATCCAATCGCGGCATCTCTCAAGCTCTTTATCCATGAAGCCTCGTAATCGCTAAAGTTGAAGCGGGGATCGCTGGCACCGGCGAAGATGCTGCGGTGTAATTCAGGAATCCTTGCGTGCTGTCAATCATGTAATTCACTTCAAAGTAATCATTTGCCGCAACGGTGAATATCTGTGTGCGCGACGTGACAACCGTGGCGTTGTTTTGGTGAAGCGCCGTTGTCATAGCGCTGTCGGCAACATTTGTTCCGTTCACGCTTGGCCAAAAGTAGAAGTGAACCGTGCTGGCAGACGTTGATGATATTTGCGCGGAAAACGATATGACGTATTGGCCAGCTTCCTCGAAAACAATCCTTGAAGCTGGCGTTCCCTGTGTTATTCCGTCATTGCCGGTGGGAGCATCGTAAGTCAGCTTGTAGGCTGTGTTTGCTGCTACCGGCACGACGTCAGCCGTCAGCATAAAGTCAGCGTGGCCATCCTCAAGCACAACCTGACGCCATTCACCGTTTTTGCTCACAACGGGATAACCTTTTTCACGGTCATAAAGAATAATGCCATCTTCTGCCGCAGAAGAATACTGATCTTTTGCATCTAAGATGTTCAATGCCTGCGAAAGATAACGGCGTAGGTTTTCTGCCCACGCCTTCGCATCAACCGTAAATGGCGGCACAATCCTCATCGCGTACCGCCAGAGCTTGCGTCAAGCCGCATAATGCCGACACGCCAGTCCACTGGCTGGTTTCCCTCAACGCGCATACGCACCTGACGCCCCTGAAAGCGTACAGATGTTGGGTTGCTCATGCTGAACGGCCCATATTCAGTTTCAGCGCCATTAGGGTAAAACCGTGTTTTAAACTTAGCTGTTACGTCACCTTGCGTCTTTTCATCAGGGATCAGATTTGTCACCCGCATGACTTGATCGCCTGTGCCAATTAAAATTGGGCCTGTCTCTGCAAACGGTGTTAATGAGCCATAATCGTATCCAATCTCATGCTCATAAATTTCGCCACTGCTTTCAGTGAATAATGGCCTACTAAACACGCCAGCGTCCACGCCTGCCGTCCGATCAATCTCGCCTGTTGTCCAGATGTTTTCAGCGTAATCATATGCAACATACCTGTCGCATTCCGTTCCGTTGTCAGATGGGTAAAACCACCAAATTTCATTCCACGCACTATTTGCCGTTACTGAGACTTTAGAGGCTTGGTCTGCGTTCATTTCGCTAAACACATAGTCACCAACTTCGCATGGAATCGACTGCACAGCGCCGCCGCTGTAGGCAAAGAAGCCACGCTTGCCCATCCAATATACTGCATTGTCTACTGTGATGGCTGAGTTGGCAGAAATAGCTCCACACGCAGTTCCAACGCGCTCCACGCCATAAACAAAAGGCGGGCCTTGATATGTCATCGTGTGGGCGTCTTCTGTCGTAAGAATTAGCGCCTGACCCCTTGCGCGAACCCCCTGCAAGATTGTGCCAGAGGTCTGCAACTCTATGTCACCCGCTTGGTTTGTTGCAGCCGCAGTCCAAGCTGTATTATCTTCTTGGTCACTCCATTGAATTTTACGCGGGTTGCCCCCTGCGCCAAAGCAAACCACAAAGCGTTCTTCTGTAACCATAAACCCGCTGCATGATGTTGGTGCGTTAGAAACTTGGGCCATTGTAGCGCCGGTCAAGTTCCACTCGTACAGCTTGCCATCGTCGGGCGACATCGCCAACAAGTATTCGCCCCAGTTGTCCAGCGTAATAATTGTTGCAGCAAGAATATCAGTTGCCGCCTGCCGCTCAATGCCATATTCGCCGTTGCCGTAAGTGTCGCCGCCATATGATGCGTTATAAGAACTGTCCACGCGCCCAGCAGTAAAACCCGCAGGAGTAATATCAGTTTTTGTGCCGCCTTGGTTAAAAGCGTAAATCTTGTTGTATGTCCCTACGGCCAAACGAACGCTTGCTGAATTATCTTCCCATGAATGCATGTAACGCACAACGCCAGCCGCGTCAGCCCCGTTCCAAGACCGCCACCCGCCAACTGGGCGCAAAGAGCCTTCATGCCAGCGCACCAAGTTTACATCGCGCCAGCGGTTTTGCGCAGAAAACTCTGTGCCGTTTCTGTAGGCTCCCGCTGGTATTTGCAATGGTATTAGTGGCATGGCTTGTTCCTACCAAGTAAACGAAAGAAAACTATTATTAGCGCCTTCGTCTGCGCCAACGACTAAGTTGTATGTTTGATAGGGAACAACAGGCACATTGTTATAGGTTGTTGTTGTTTCGTTGAAGTTCAGACCGAAAGCAGTTGTATTACCGCCAAAAAGTGTATCAGCATCATAATTGTAAGTATAAAACTGCGGGTTAGTTACAGTTTCACCAGCGCTATCAGTAGTGACCCCAGCCCAATATGTGCTGATAAGAGAATTCGCATCAGACTTAATAGCCTCATAGGTCAAAGAAGTTCCCAAAGACGTATCTGATTGCGTAGTGCTTCCAGCAAGGCTTAAATAAGTTTGACCAGTTGACGTACCCCAGCTAGAACCACCATCATTTGAAACCTCTATATTACTAGCGTTGCCAACTATTGAAGATGAATACCCAGAAGTTGGAATTGTGCCAGATTGGCTGGCAAGAGCGTTCGCAATAGATACCGTGCCAGTTCTTCGTGCTAAAACAGATGAAAGAGTGCCTGATTTTCTATACCACCCTGCATTTGGGCCAGACCCCCCATCAGAGCCATCTGCGCCTTGCACAGAAGTCAGAAATAATACGCCCGCTGGAACAGTGAACGTATAAGATCCCGCATTAGGATAAGACACACTGCCACTACTAGGGGAACCACCAGCCGCTGACATTAATTTTCTTGCGCCAAACATTTATCTCATATCCAGACCCGCAGTGAAGCCATACCAATTAGTTCCACCGTCAAAAGTAGAAAACACCAAAATGTCTACATAACCTGAGGCAGTGCTTAAAGTTGGCTGACCACCGCCTTCCCACTTTACAGCACTAGGCCACGTTATTGTTCGCGCAGTGCTGTCTTGAGTGACAACTAAAGTAAACGATGATGATTTCCCTGATCCAGCAGGGTTGCTGAAAATATATGTTACATCTTCTGTCAGCGTATGCGTGAAACTACATCCATCGCGCATGTTTAACGTGGCCGATCCTGATGATGAAGTGATTGCAGTAACTTCTTCAATGACGCCGTTGTCAAACGTCACAACACCATTCGCATCAGCCGTTACAGCCTTGCTTGCTTCTGTTGTGCCAAGAGTAGTGATATCCAGATAATTGACTTCCGCCGCCGTTGCTGTGATGGCTGTGCCGCCAATCTTCCAAGAACCTTGTGTAAGGTTTGGCAGAATTGCAGTTGTGCCATTCAACAGGTTATCAATGCTGTCTAAGTTGCCATTGATCTTGCCGCCCCATGTGTTGGCGCTCGCGCCAACTTCTGGCTTTACCAAGCCAAATGTCGTTGTTGTTGTATCAGCCATTATAAACCTCTAAGCAGCTTTGCTCCAATTTGTATCATCTTCGGACTGCAAAGTCCAAGTATCTGTATTTTCCGGCTGCAACACCCATTGGAAACTTACAGATATTTCTGGTATGCCCGCGTCAATGCTCGTTGCCGAAAGCAAGTGCCTTACGCTAATGCTAGTAGCCTCTACTTTCGGATAAACAAAAATACTGACAGGCGTTAAATTGCTAATAATTGACGCCGTTACGCTGTCCACAACCGGCGCTGCTGTTGCGATATCATTAGCAGCAAGGACGCTAATTATTGTTGCGTTTACATCATCAACAACGGGTGCGCCGGTAACTAAATCAATTGGCGCAACAACTTGCTGCTGTGAAAGCACAACGCTGTCTATAACTGGCGTTGTGGATAAGTTGTTTGCAGAAAGAACGTGGATATGCGTAAGCGTTGTGCTGCTTACCACAGGCGTTCCGCTTGTTATTTGCGTTACGCTTAGATCATGTATCTGTGTCAGCGAAACCTGATCAACAACGGGTACACCAGAGGTAATTCCATCAACTGCGATGTCGCCTTCAGCAGTTGCTGCTAATGGTGCTGATGCTAATGGGCTAAACCCCAGCATTAGATAACCCTAACTTTGAGGTTGTGCGTTGCAAGGGATGTAATCCTTACCTTGTTTGCGGCAGGAAAATCATAGTTGTAGTCAGTGCCTAAGACAGCACCTTGAATAATTGATGCTGCATCGTAATTGATGCTAACACCATCTGACGAAGGCACATCTACTGAAGCAGACCCTAAGTATAAGCCAATCATCAAATCTAAGCTATCACCTAACGTATAATGATTTGGGTCTGTAACAGCCTCTAGCTGCGTTTTATCCATGCGGTTGATAGAGACATCGGTCAGGGCTTGCTGAAGTGCATACAGCTCAGAGTTAGTTGTGGAGTTAGCCCACGTTTGAGATGCGTATGAAGCATTACTGTTATACTGCCATGTCCCGCTGTTGTTTCTTACAATAGGGCGCACCCCGTTACTGTTATGAATTACTGACCAAGTGGTTCGATCATCCGTTGATACAGCGTAATAAGCTGCCCCAGCGCCAGCAATATCATCAGCAGTCATGCTGTTGATGTCAGTCCAATATTCGGTGTCTATTTGGCCCCCTGCGTTTGTGATTGACGGTATGTAACCAGTAGCACTCACAGTAGTTCCCATGTCATATTCATTTATATTATCAGAAGAACTTCCAGTTAAATACATTTTAGCGCCATCTTCTCTGAAATATATACCTTGTGGGTTGTTTTCTTGGCCCACTATAGAAATGCTATCAGTTAAAGAAGCTGATGTAATATCCCATGCAGTGCTGAGGTCATACTCAAAAACCTTATCATTAAAAGCACCGCAAACATACATTTTAAGACCGTCTGGCTTGAAAACTACGTCAGTTGGGAAGTATTCAGATCCCCCAGAGGATAGGTCTACCCTAAAAAACTGAAGGTACGAAGCTGATGTAACATCCCAAGCGGTGCTAAGGTCATACTCAAAAACCCTATCATCAGAGTCGCCTATGATATACATTTTTGTGCCATCGGGCTTAAAGAAAACACTTTCTGGAAATGTTTCCTGACTACTTACATCGAAAACATCACTGCTGTTATGTGATAATGTCGAAATATCCCATGCAGTGCTTAGGTCATATTTATATATTTTATTATATTGGTTCCCCGCTAAATACATTGCAAGACCGTCTGGCTTGAAAAACAACCCTCTGGGATCATCATCCTGTGATGAGATGCCAAAAAAATCCCAATTAGAAGCTGATGTAATATCCCAAGCGGTGCTTAGATCCCATTTCTGAACCCTGTCAGTGCTGCTACAAACTACAAATACTCTTGTACCATCAGGCTTGAAAAACACACTGCGCGGAAAGGTGGCTGTAGATCCAATATAATAATTTTGATTGTACGATAAATTTGCCACTTCCCAAATGCCGGTAAGACCAGAGCTTAACTTAATTCCGTTTGCAGCGTCAACGATAGCGCTGTTCATGCTCCAAGAGCCAGAAGAAATAGCTGTATTATCATTGAATGGTGTAATTTCAACGTATGACCCATTAGTTGCAGTCAGAACTGCAACGCCGCCATTACCTTCAATAGTTTTTCCTATATCCGCAGATGAGAAAGATCCTGACCCCAAGGATAAAGTACTTGATGATGGCGTCAGTGTAGTATTATAAGCAGAATTAAGGCGGTCATAGTTTGCCCCATTAGATGCAACATCCCATGAGCCTTTGCTGCTTATACCCGCTTGCGGCACCTCTTTAGTCGCGGAAACAATAGGCGTTGGCGTAATGCTGCTAGAAAGAGAAATGGTGCTGCTTTCACCAGAAACAAATGATTTTGTTAAAGTGCCTGCAACGCTCGCTGCCGCATCAAGTTGAGATTGAAGCCCATCCACGTTTGCAATTACATGATTATGACTATCATCCACAACTGTCGCGGTAATTGTGGCGTCACCCAAATCTGTCAGTGTCGCGCTGCCAGTGACATCACCCGAAAGCGTCAATGTCTGATTGAAATCTTGCGCGGCAGGCGATAAGAAAACAACAGCAGAACCAGACAGATTTAACGCTGATCCTGAGTTGCTGCTTTCAGTCACAGTACGGCTAAGAGTAGTGCCAGAAGCTGTATATGTGCCTGTGCCGATTTCCCAGTTATTTGTGCCATCTTCTATGACGTATCTTACAACATCTCCATTAGACACACCGCCACCGGCAAAGGTCTGATAACCCGCTTCAGCAGCGCCCAATGTAATAGTGCCTGTGCCAGTGGTTGCCGTAGCAACCTTAACGCGGTTTGCGAGTACAACCATTGGCCGCTCCTATTATGCTGGGTCTGGAATTTCTACGTCAAATGATGCAAGCGTAAATGTGTTGCCGCTAGTTACCGCCTGAGACGCCGTAAGCGACCCTGTGGCAAGCAAACGTGACGCTGACACATCAACAATCGCAAAATGCGTTGCAGTGCCTGTGCCGGTCACAGACCCGTCAGTAATCGCTGCCGCAACGGTCTTGCGTCCAGATGTGTCACCATCTTCTGGAGCGCCAAACGACAAGGACGTAGAGTTGCCAAGCGAATATGTGCTTGTCGCCTGCGCGTATGTCGTTGCCTCTTGCGATGTAATGTCAATACGATCAGCTTCAGTGTCCAGCTTGGACAAAGCAGCGTCTAAGACATAATCAGAAATAGTTGCCATTCTTATTCTCCTAGTAGGCTGCTATCTTCAAACGACGACCAGAGCCGCCAAATTTAGCATCAGAACTTTCTTTGTTTATAGCATCCAATGCGCTTTGATACAACGACGCCCATACAGTTGTACGCTGATCGTCGCCAAGGTATGGCGCTGCGTGGATCAATGACCCATATAAATATACGTCTGGGTGGTGCGTTAAGGCCCAGTTTGTTGTTGTGCTGTCGCTCAGCGGCGGGATCTGCGCGTAATACACCATCTCGACAGTGTACGTGCCATCAGGCGTTGGGTATAGCTCCAACTGGCCATCAGTGATCGCGTAATATCTAGGCTTCCCAGATGTATCGTCATTTACCGTGCGAAGCTGCTGCATCTCGCCTTGGCTCAGCAATTCTAAGCGGTCGCTGTTTGCAATCGAAAACCGAATAGCCTCTAAGTAGTCACCGACAAGACCAGTATATTGGCTGTTGACTGTAGCGGTGACACGCTTCTCCATGCGCCAATGGCGTATGCTGCGATCCATACCAGCCTCTGCCAGCGAAATAAAATCAGGAATGACAGACGTTAGATCATCGCGGTTTAGCCAATTGGCTACTGACGTCTTTAGATCCGTGTATGTTGTTATGGGCATTGTGTTGCCTTTATCACTGTGTTAACATTCACCTTTAAATGGGAGAATAGCATGATTGACGAAAATGATACAGAACTTGATCTAACAGATCCGCTTGTTGCAGGAATATTATCTTTGGCGTTTATGATACAAGGCACGTCAGATAACTTGCCGCCAAACGTCATGGAAGTAATACGCGATATTGTTGACGAAGAGCGCAATTAATAATTCCTCAAATAATTCATCAACAAGCCTTGCGCGTATTCTATTGCGGATGGCCGGCCAAGCTGCTTTTCCAGATCCATAAATGTTGAGCTTTCCTCAACAAACTGCTGATCCATGAGCTGACTTGTGTTTGGGTTCATCGTAAACACGCGTTGGTCTGATGGAAGCGTATAGTCTCGCGGGGGCGTGTTCGACCCGAAGCGATAACCACTTTGCAATGCGGCGTCTCTCAGTCTTGGAAGCGCCGTATCTCTCGCCATAATTGTCCACGGGATGCTTGTGCCATACGTGCCAGAGGTTGTGCCTTCTGAAGCGGCATATTTTGTGTCGTATGACGGGTGATCCGCAGACAGCAAGCCACGCTGCACGTCAGGCGTTCCAAACCTATAACCGCCGCTAAAACTTTCCACGTCCACAAGATCAGGATTAGTTGCGCCAAACCTAATCAAGCCTACATCTGGTGCGCCTTCCAGCGCCTTCATGTCAGCCTGATCGATCCGCTGCATAAACGGCTTTCTAATTTGCTCTGGACTTTGCGTGCTGAACCAATCTCTGAAAGCATCGGAGGACACGCTTGGGATCGGCATGTTGGCGGCCTCTTGGATCTCAGGTAAACCTTTCTTTGCTCGCTTCTTGTTTTCTGAAGCTAAAGTTTTTTCCTGATATTTTCTTACAATTTTAGCCAGCTCGTCGTCTATAGATTTGACGGTATCTTTCGGCATATCTACTGAATACATATACTCGCTAAACAACTCGCCCTGATGCTTCGCAAAATCTCCAGACCTTTCTCCCATTGGCGCGTATGAAAGCTTTGCTTCGCCGCCAGCTTCAACAAATGGCAACAATACGTTTTGCTTAGGTTTCATCACACCCTTGTGTGATGCCCAAACATCGCCGGTATCCATGTATTCTGGGCCAGCATAAAGCCTGACAGGACGTTTTAACGTCACGTCTCCAAGCTTGTTGATTTCAACATCGCCAGCCGTTC